GATCCGGTTACGTTGCAACGCACGCCGCGCCGCTATCTGTTCTCCCAAGCCCATTTTTTACCCCTTAAACAACAGTTTCAGTTAAGCCGCCGGTGCCTTGCAGCGAATAAGTGGCGGTGTTGATGCCATCAGATGAAACACCGATTGACCGGCTGGTAACAATTGCTGAGCCGGTGAGAAGGTGGTCGCCCGTTGTATTGCCTTCCATACCCAGCTTAAGTACAATTGTGTCGCCAGCGGTTACTGCTTGCTGTGCGGTGTCTGTGTCATCAAAATAACATTCTACGGTAGCTGTAAAGTCCTTAAAGCTAGCCTTGTAGGTTTGTGCCACATCACCCATAACGGTGTCACTAATCACCTCTGCGGTTTCGTCCACGCTAAATGAAATTACTTCAGCCATTACGTCTGTGCCGATAAGTACGACACCATCGTTACCCTTAAAAGTCGCCATTGGTTTATCTCCTTAAACGGCAGTTTCAACGTCATTTTCTTTGGTGCGGTATTGCACCGAAAGAGTAAACCGACCAACGGCCACTGGCTGTTCGCCATCGCCCGAATAGTCAGCCTCAAACGCGGTCACTTGTGCATCTTTTGCCAAGCCACCAAGCGTTACATCAGCGGCAATAGCTTCCTCAACCTCAACCGCAATAGTGTCCAGCGCATTATCATAATTCGCTGTCCCAATAACATATGCCTCAACGGCAACGTCTAAAACCCGATTTACCGAACGCGCCAGCGTAATTGTATCAAATTCGGTGGCTTCGCTCTTGGTAAAAATACATAGTGCTGGCAACTTTGTCTGTTCCAGCGGAAAGATACGGCTGCGGAATACGTTGCTGCCGGTCGTGGTCAGTCCCGTCAACGTCGTCACGATCTGGTCGCGGATTTGCTGCCGAACGTGCGCCATCTATTGTTTCTCCAATACCAGCGTGGTCATACCAGTCCCGTCGTCCTGCACAATCCGCATCGTGTAGGCCACCGCGTTGATCGTGATAGTATCGCCTTCGGCTGCGGTGCTAACGTCTGCGGTGCGGCAAACAAATCGCGGCTGTTGCAGTGCAAAGCCAACACCCCCGCCAGCGTCAACCTCAACGAAATCATTATCAAAGATGCCGTTAATCGTGGTCGCGTTGTAAGTCGCAGCAACCCCGAAATCATCAACGCCAACAAAGATGGCGCGGTCATCTGCGGTTTCGACTGCCATTAGTCAGCGTCCACTTTAGCCACTTTAGCCACTTTGGCCGACCATAGCTTTGCATAGCCGCGATCAATCAGCTTGTTCGCCTCATCTTGACGAACATCGTGATCTTCACCGGCAAGCATAATCCCGACTGAACCCGCTTGGCAGTCTTTGAGCGTTGTAATTTTAACAAGTTTGATTGTCATTTTTTCTTTGTGTTCCGCTTAACTAGGCTGGCCGCTGATTTCTTTGTTAGGCCAATAGCCCGATCAGTGATGCCTTGCTTTTCTTCATAAACCTCAACCTTGCCGGTATTGACCAGATCAAGCCCCACGTTTTCAGTAACCTCGACAATATCGCCAACAACGTGCGCTTTACCGCCGATAAGAATATTCCGCTTACATTTGATTTTCATACTAGACCCCTATGGGAAAGACAGGGCGACTTGCGCCGCCCCGTCAGTTTAGTTAGGCATCAATGTCGAGACACGCAGCGAATGACTGTGCGTGACGAACAGCAATGTCCAGCTCTTGCATTACGCGGATGCGTACTGCGCCAGTTGAACCGGCTGTATATGGATCAACCAAAACGTCTGGTGTGCTAAAGAAGCCCATCATCAGTTGGCTAAAGTCACCAAAGATCATTGCAGAAAGTGCGGTTCCAGTGCCTTTGGTCAGATCAGATGGAACATTGTTGGTTATTGAAAGATTATAACCATAAAGCTGGTTCCAAGGTGCATCTAACAGCATAACGCTATCTGTTGACGCAACCTTTGCAGTTGAAGCCATTAGCGACTTAACCTTTGGGTTGGTCAGATAAGCAAGCGTGTTGCCGTTAATAGCGGCATTGTCAACTTCAACTTCTTTAACCAAGTTAACAATGTCATCCCAAGCAATCGCGCCGCCGTTTGTGCCGATTGCAACTGAACCGATACCGGCGGTGCCAGTAATGCCAGTTGGCTCGTTAGAACCGCCGCCCTCGATTGCAACATCTTCAATTTTCTGTGCAATCGCGTTCAACAGGTCATCACGAACAATCTGCTCTACACTAGGGTCGGACTGGATCATTAATAATCTCGATACGTCCGTAAACGCCCCAAGCGATTTCGGGGACATCGTAATTTGTGAGAACACAGCGTTGACTTCAGATGTTGCGCCGTTCTCAGCCACGAAACCAGCAGATACGCCGGTTGCCAGCTTTGGAATAGCCACATCGCCACGCAGACCAGTCATAAAGCGTGCGCCAAGCTCGTTGAACACTAAGCGTGACCGCAGAGCGTCAACAAACTGATCACCAAGATGATCTGTGCCGACCAAGTGACCACCGGCTGTAGCTGTGCCAACAGTCAGGTCACGACGACCGCCCCAGAAGCTGTCTGGTGCATAAAAGCCGCGTGCTTCGCGTCCAGTGCGCTTTGCGATTTCTTCTGAAACCTCACGCTCAAGACCCTGCAACCCAGAGCCATTCACCAAGCCGCGAACAGCTTTGATAAATGAATAGTCGCGCTGCTCTTTAGCTGACATATCAACCGCACCGGCTGACTGCTCAAGTGGCTTACCTTCGCCGATTGCGTCCAGCAATGTTGCGCGGAATTGTGCAACAGACTGTCCTTCGCCGATAGCTTTGTCGGCTAGATCACGCCGATTGTGTTTAACAGCAAGATTGATGATCTCGCTGGCATTCTTTTGGAAATCGCGCTTGGCTGCTTCAGCGGCTGCTTCGCGGATTTCGTCGTGATTTACTTCAGACATTTTAGGTGTCTCCTTTTGTTTAATCACTGGTTCAACAAATTCAGCTTTGCGGTTCACGCCGACACCAGCGTCAGCGGGAACGGATACAATGCTGGCTTCATACGGAACCCACGAGCTAATAGCGACCGTCCCGTCGCGTTCATTCTTTTGTTCCATTTCGCGGATTTGGTATCCGATGCTGACGTTGCTTCGAATACCGTCCTTGACGTCTTGATAAACCTCTTGTGCCAGTGCGCTTTTTCCAAAGCGAACCACTGACCGCAACTTGCGATCAGCTTGATCCAAATAGGTACGTTCAATAACGCCAATCTGCTTTGTCAGATCGTGATCCAGCAATAATGGCGCGTGGCCGCTGTCCAATCTTGACAAATCTACCGCGCCATCGCTATGACGCAAAACCTCTAAACCGAAAGAACGCTCGACAGGTTCTTCGGATGAAATCGACATCCTGACGCGGCGGTCATCTTCTTCGACCATATCCGCTGCGCGTGCGCGAAATACTAACTCGCCGCGATCAAGCCGATCTTCATTATGTGTTTGTTCGTTTTCCATTGGTGCATTATCCACCAATTCATCGCTATTTTCAATTGGTTCAATTTCAGACATCTTCAGCCCCTTCCTCAACAATTGCTGGCACTGGTGCTTTTGTGCCAAACGGCTGGAAAGCGGTATCAATGCCATAACGATCAGCAAGTTCCGCTTCGCGGTTAATTTGTTCAAAAATTTCTTCGGTATCGCGGCCATATTGGCTATGCACATCTTGCAAGCTGACGATGCCGTTATTCAGTGCGGTGACGCTGGCGTTGATCTCTTTGGCTGGGTCAACCCACGCAAAGCCGCGTGGCCGGTAAATCACTTGATCAGCAAACAGGTCATATTTTCCCATCGGCAGATTAACGCGGCCAACAGTGATAGCCATCTCTAGCCAAGCGCGATAAACGGGATCAATAAACTGGTCGATCATAAATTGCTGCACCATCTTAAAATGGTCGCGATCTTCGATTGTGCCTTGCCGAATTGACGAATAGCTAACGCCTTCAAGGTTGTTTGCTAGCGATACATATGAAACGCCAAGACCGGACGCGATCCCGCGCAATATACCCTTTTCAAACTCCGCAAAGCTGTCAGTCGGGTTTTGCGGGTCGAAGGCGGTGAATGACATTCCAGCCGGTAACTGCGTAAACGTGGCTGGCTCCGCTGACATTATCGGCGCGTTATTGTCGTAATCATCACCAACAAAGCCATCACCTTCGGGGCTGGTGAAAAAGCCCATCTTTGACGCAGCAACCCGCGCATTTACAAGCGTTGCTTCCTCATACCCGTCCAACATCTTTAGGCGGGTCAGAACGTTGCTCATCCAAGGCACGCCACGGGTCTGCCCAGCGCGGTCTTGCAAATAGCAATGAATAATCTCGCTGGCTGGAACAATCTTGTGATGACGCTTTGTCTTGCTGCCATACCCTTGATCGTGATGCGGATGATCTTCAAACAAATAATAGTTTAGCGGCTTGCCGGTGCGCCGATCCAACTCCACGCCCATCCGCACTTCATTGCCGTTTGCCAATCGTGCGTCATACCCCTCATCGAGATAATCGGCTTCAAGAAACTTCAGCGAAAAGCCAAACGGGTTTCCGGCTGGGTTCTTAATCTTTTGGATTAGCACTTCGCCATCGCGTGCCAGCGTTTCCATAAACAGACGCTGCGCTTGCACCCAAGATACGCGGCCATCAACAGTGCAGAAACCAGCCCGACCCCACTGTTGCCACGCTTGTTCGATGATGCGATTGCCTACGCTGTCTAGTGAATTGTCGTCATTGCGCTTGCGAACTTGTATCCGCACGCCGTTTGCGCCGACCACATTTGTCGACATAATCTGCAAATATCTTTTGGCATATGGATGATTACGGCTGATTTCGCGGCAACGATCCCGCAAAACGCGCAATGAT